TTGTCAGACTATTGAGAAATACATACATGGTGCAGAGTTAATATTCTCTATAAACCTATGTATTCTGGGGGTTTCCTTACATAACTATATGATTATTAAGTCATCAATGATCTTGGGTGGGTGGAATCGCCTACACGGGGGGGATAGGGCCACTACGGGGGTGGTATACCTATACTACCAGCTCCTCTATTTTTTATTTTTTATAAGTCTTTTACGTTTAGTACGCTCTTACGACATAGCACAGTAGCTATATAGCCCTCATAGTACAGTAGCTATGTAACACATACTAAAAAAGCACTACGCTGTTACACGTAATGCTTATAGTACAGTAGCTATATAGTACAGTAGTTTCTTAGTCTTTAGTAGTTACTACTATTACTACTACTATTACTCTCTAATATCACTTTAAACTCAATGTTGGGATCATCAGAGAACGCTTTATCCATGAAAGAGCATGAAGAGAACACTAATATAAGTACAGGTACAAGTAATAGTAGTAGTAATAGACGTACTATCGTGTAACTAACAGTACTATTAGAGTCTTTATGTGACTTATTGTGTAACATATGGCTCTCTCTTTATGGACACTGTGTGTCTATTATAGCCCCCCACACGATTCTGTCAATAGAAAAATGCATATAATACAAAATAATTTATTTTTTTATTGACATATGCTCTATATGCACTATAATAGGTAGTAGAGGGAAACAGATTAAAACTAAAAGAACTAAAAGGCGTTATTCGTAAACCGTCTACTGCAGTTTTCTTTTCTCACACACTACTGTTTCCCTTTTTCTCTCTCTTTCTCTTTACTCTTAATATAATAGTTGTGTTTTAACATGTTGCTTTCCACAGTAGTCGCTAAATACTATGTAGCCATATTAATGTCAGTTACAATGCCTAACGTTCCTCCACAGGGCTGGGTACACATGCTTAACTCTTTTGATACCTACGAGGAATGTAGCGCCTCTCTAGAGGCAGACAGGTACGGCTATACGATAGTAACTTTACAGACTTTCAAGTCTATTATAAAGTCAGTTGATATGATGGACTGTTTAACTATTCCAGACATAAAAGAACTAAACGAAGACTTAGGACATCTCTCTAGAGGTGTAGGAGTATAAATATATGATAGTACTAACTTGGTTAAAAGAACGTTCTATAGAGCCTAGTACTTGGTTAGGTATTGGCATAGCATTAATGAGTGCATCCTTTATGTTTCCTACGTGGATTGGAGCCTTAATGATTGCAGCAGTTATTACTGCAATAGTAGGTGTAGTACTAAAAGAAAAGAGTAACTAACACTAACGATGCACACACCCAGCCTAACCAATCGTAAAACAGAACTAACCGACAAACAAGAGAAGTTCATTAACGCTCTAGTCAGTAACGGTGGCAAGGTGAGCCAAGCAGTCGAAGAGGCTGGCTACAGACCTACAAGTCGATCATGGCTTATGCGTACACTAAAGGATGAGATACTAGAGCGTACACGTTCTATGTTAGCTTCTTATTCTGTTAAAGCTGCTCATCGTATTACAGAAGGTCTGGATGCGGATGGCACGTTACCTGTTAATCAAATGGATATGCGCTTTAAAAGTGCAGAAGCTATTTTAGATCGTGTGGGTCTAAGCAAGAAGCACGTAACAGAAATACAAGGTGAAGTGGTACATGGTATTGTAATGCTTCCTGCAAAAGATAAACCCAAAGAAGTAGAGGTAACAATAGATGGGTAATGTAATACAACAAGGCGCAGAAAAAACTGATGAACAGAAGCAAGATCAAATAGATATAATAGAAAAAGCTCTAGGTAAAGAAGCTGTTGATCTTGCATTAGCAGATTCTAGAGCTATGACAAGACTATACTCTAAAGCTCTAGCTAAACTAGAAACTGGAGCAACTAACTTAGACTCTACAACAGACGCAGAAAGAAACCCTACTATGTATAAAGCTGGTGGCCTAGTCGGTAAACAAGGAAAATTAGATAAGAACAAAGATGGTAAAATAAGTGGAGCAGACTTCAAAATGATGAAGAAAGGTGGCGCTGTTAAAAGCTACGCCTACGGTGGTCGTGTAGCTGCAATGTCTGCCGAGAAATCCTAATGGCGTGGAAAGATTTAACCCGCCTACAAAGAATGAACGCTGATGGTCTTGATGCGTATGTTTGGAACGGTCAAACTGCAGCAACTCAAAAACAACTTCTAGAAACTATTAACAAGAGAATTAAGTCTAGAACAGAAACAGGTTTAATTACAACCGTAAAAGAAAATCCTGAACAAAGAGCAGCTCGTAAAGCTAAAAAAGCTAAAGCACAAGCACTCCGTAAATCTCAAACACCTAAACAACGAGCAAAGAGTGCTTTTGACGATCTTGAGAATGATATAGCTAAATCACGTAAAGCCTCTGGAGGTTCTATTAAGAACTACTCCTACGGTGGTCGTGTAGCTAACTACTCTAAAGAGAAAGTATAAGATTACTAACAAGAGAACCATTGCCAGAACAAGGCGTAAGGCTTCCACAACCAAAGAAGTAACAAAAGACAATGGCTCAAAAACCGATACCTCGCACCAAGAAAAACTATCGCTCTACAAAAAAGGGTGCAGGTATGACGAAAGCAGGAGTAGCAGCACACAACAAAGCTAATCCCGGTAGTAAACTAAAAACAGCCGTAACTGGTAAAGTAAAAAAAGGAAGTGCAGCAGCTAAAAGACGCAAAAGCTACTGTGCTAGATCACTAGGTCAATTAAAGAAAGCATCAGCTAAGACACGTAACGATCCTAAGAGCCGTATCAGACAAGCTAGAAAAAGATGGAAGTGCTAATGGTTATACCTAAAAAACCCGGACTATACGCTAACATACACGCTAAACGTAAACGTATTGCTGATGGCTCTAAAGAGACTATGCGTAAGGTAGGTGCTAAAGGCGCTCCTACTAAAGCTAACTTTATACGTTCTGCTAAAACAGCTAAGAAACCTACACGGAGAGCATAGTATGACTTTAGAAGATGTGTGTCCTAAATGCGGTAAAGAAGGTTGTAAATGCGATCCAGAGACTTGTGAGTGTGAGCCATCAACTCCTTCAGAAGAACTAGTACAAGACTTTGAAGAATAAACCTTATCCTAAAGGCAATGCTCCTCGCCCTGTAAAGTTTAAGGCAACTTACTCAAAAAGAAAAGGTAAGTCTGATAACTTTTCAGCAGACGCTAGTGTACAGCACAAAGGCTTTAAAGGCTCTTTAGGATATTCTACAAGCTCTAACAAATTAGAAAATCCCTACGTGTCTGAACAATACAGAGGAAAGAATTTAAGAGCAAGTGCTACAGTTCCATTAGGTAAAGGTGTAAGTTTAAGTGGAAACATCTCTAGAAACTCAGGTAAAGGTAAATACCAAGTAGATGCACCTGACTACAAAGGCTCTGGAAGTTATAGAGAAAAACCTACTTACTCTTATGGAGCAGGAATAGAAGCACCGTTACTAGGTGGACGAGCTTCTCTTAACGCCTCAAGAACTCCCGGTCAACCTAGTATAGGTAGAAAACAAGAAAGCTATATTGGAGGACGTTTAACACTTCCTTTTAATAAAGGCGGTAAAGTTAAAGCAAAAAGTAAAAGAGCTAAGAAGAAATAATGGGACATGAAGTTTCAAAAACTTTTCCTATTGGTGACAGATGGTATAATGCTTCTTCTATTAATCCTATCACTAAAAAAGAAATGCCTGAACAAGAAGTTCGTAAACGTGTAGTAGACGGTGAACTTAAACCTCACGGTTCTTTTAAAACACATGCTGAAGCAATAAAAGCAGCTAAAAGAAGATCTAAGAGTTTTGATAATAAATCTTCAAAAACTCTACAGAAAAAATATAATAATACAACCAGAAAAGCAACATACAGCAGTGACAGATGAACCTCCTACTAAGAAAAAAGCAGGTAGACCTAAGTTAGCAAAGGGACAAAAAGGAAGCTACAACGTATCTCGCATAGAAAAAAAGAAAAAAGTAATACGTAGAAAAGTCTCATCCGCACAAGAACAAGAAAGAAAAGCTAAGAAGAAGCTAAACGAACTCAACGACAAGCAAGCCAACATCAAACATGCAGAAAAACTTATAGGCAAAGGTGGGCTGGCAGTCGAGGAGAATGTTAAGAAGTTACCAAAAAGTCTAAAGGCAGCGTTACACGATAATACACAAATCCTATTTAATCCGAACACTGGTCCACAGACTGACTTTTTAGCAGCCCCAGAGAAAGAAGTCCTATACGGAGGTGCAGCAGGTGGAGGTAAATCCTTTGCTATGTTAATGGACCTACTAAGATACGCACACAACGGTAATCATCGTGCGCTATTGCTACGTCGAACTCTATCAGAACTCACAGAGCTTATAGATCAGTCAAGAAAAATCTATCCACAAGCTTTTCCCGGTGCAATATTTAGAGAGTCTAAGAGTACGTGGTCTTTTCCGAGTGGCGCTACAGCCCTATTTAGTTACGTAGATAAAGACTCAGACGTAGCACGTTATCAAGGACAAGCTTTTACTTGGATTGGTATAGACGAGTTAGGACACTATCCTACTCCTTACGTTTGGAACTACCTACGAAGTCGTCTACGTAGTACAGACACTACAATAGAGACTTACATGAGAGCTTCTGCTAATCCCGGTGGTGGAGGAGGTTGGTGGATAAAGAAGATGTTCATAGATCCTTCTGTACCTAATTCACCTTTCTGGGCTACAGACTTTGAAACAGGAAAGACT